TAGCATTATCACCTAACTTTTGCATTTCTTGTTGCATATCTGGTAAACCAGCAATTTCATTATTAACAAAAGCATTGACACCTCTATTAAATATATCTTGTGATAATCCATTATCTTTGCAAATATTAGACCACTCTTTTAATAGTTCTTGTTCTTTGTTTACCTCAATATTTATATGTTCAGGTACTTCAGGTATAACTATTTCATATTCTTCTGGTACGTTACCTATTCTTTCTTTTTCTAAATCTTCTCTAACTTGTTTAGATAGTTCATCTGTTCTCATACCAATCTTTTTTTCTAAAGCATTGTATGATGCACTTAGTTCATCTACCTTAACTTCATTTCTATCTGTATCCCAAAACTTTTCGGCTACATGTTCTGGTCTAGTTATTTCTTCTTTTTGTTCTGTAGCTGTTACTGCTTCAGATGTTGGTTCTGTAGTTTGTGTTGTTTCTTCTGACATTAACTCTCCTTATGTGCTTCTATTCTTTTTTTCATTATGAAATACAAATATCTCATCCCCTCTAAATGTCGTAGTTGGTCATTTGATACATCTCTACCAGCTACAGCATCTACTGTAATAGATTTTAAATAATTTAAAACCTTTTTTCCTAAGTCTGTTTTGAATAATGCAGCAATATCAGCATTTAATTCTAACTCTGCTCCCTTAGATCTTTGGAATCCGTCTATTGAATAATGATAACCCTCAGGTTTGTTCCGTATCTGCTCCCAAGCCACCTTGTCCTCCTTGTGATTGCATTTGTTGTAATTGTTGCATTTGTTGTACAACTTGTTGTTGTTCAGCAGAATCTCTTATTAACTTTTCAGGTAAGTTCATTTTTTCTGCTAAATATCTAGCTACTTCTTCTTGTTTAACTATTAAGTTTAAAACTTGTGGTCCAAATGTTTGACCAATAGTAGCATTAAATCTATTTATATCTGCTATATCCTGTTCAAATTGTGCTCTTGATAAAGGTGATTCAGGTATAATTTTAATTTCTTTGTTATCTAAACTTGGAATAGTAATCTTTCCTTGTTTTTTAAGAATGTAAATAATTCTTTTAACTAATGGTTGTATAAATTCTGATTGCAATCTACCAAATGATGATCCTATTTGTCTTGAAAGATCTGCCATTCTTTCTGCAACTTCAGTAGCAGACATTGGTGTACCTTTTGTTGGACCAAGTGTATCCATATATAATGCTTTTCTAATATTGTTTCTCATATCATCTAAGACTAATTGTGCTACATCAAATCTACCAGCACCATTAATAGGTTGTAATCCTCTAGATCCAGGAGCTACTGGAATTATTGTGCCAGGCACTAATGCAATATTATCTGTATTAATTACTCCATCATCTTCTAATTGATATATACCAGATATATTCATTTGTGCATTTTCTAATATAAGCTCTACTGTAAGGTTTGTTGTTTTAATAGCTGCCATAGCATTAAATACTGGACCTCTACCATAAACTTCACCACTAGCTTTGTTCCATCTAAATGTAATAAATGGATTTGATCCAGCACCTTCAAATTGATCTTGTACTATTATTTTTTCATAATCTTGTACACATACAATATAATCATAAACTTCTTTATTAGGGTCAGAGTAATTTCTCATTGTGCCTTCAATTACAGAAACTTTTTGATTTGGTTGATTAGCCATTATAGAAATTAATTGTTCATCTAATTCTGCTTTTGGATATAAAACTTTAATATCATTAATGTGCATAAATCTTCTTCTATAAATACAATCTATTCTATTATCAGGTCCACTATTTAATGTGATATGTGGTAAAGGTATTGAATTAAAAATTATTGGATTTGAAGATGGTCCTTCGTTTACAAGTAGACATCCTGTACCAATAGCACAGTCCATAAATGATTCATGTACTTCTTGGTTAAAATTTGAATTGTGTAATATTTCAAAAATATAATTTGTAATATCATCTAATTCTTTATCAATTCTTGGTGATAAATCTAATGGTATTTCAACACCTGATTTTAAATGCATCCATCTACCAAAAGTAGGAATCATAGCTGCTTGTAATCTACTAGCAAATTCTTGGATACCTACTACAGCTGTTTCATCAAATATTCTATCTGTTCTTTTTTGTCCAGGTGATTCTTCATAGAATGATTCTCTACCTGGCATAGTATATTCATATGCTTCTTCAAACTTAGATCTCCATACTGATTTTAAATCTTCTGCTAATGAATATTTTTTAAGAAATAATTTAGGGCTCATTTCTGCCATGTTTGCAGATGTTCTATAATTATTATATTCCATTAACCTTGACCACCAAAAGTTTTAGCAATAGTTGTAAATAATGATCTATTACCAACAGCTAACTCTCCAGTTCTACTTGCAGCGGCTCTTCTTTTTCTTTCTGCTTCTCTTTGTGCTTCTGTCATTGAATTAAACTCATTAGCTTCTGTTGGTGTCATATTGACAGTTTTATTTTTATCTGGAACAGGACTATCTGAATAATCATAAAATCCTCTTGTAGAAGTACTATTTACATAATCTGTATAAGGTGTTTGTGATGAAGATAATAATATTGATGGAATAAATGGAGCACCAGCTAAAGCTGTTATACCAGCTAAACCCATTTTAAATTTTTGTTGTGAATCATACATTTGTTTTGATAAAGGTATTCTATATCTTCTAGATTCTTCATATGCACCTCTAGTTAAATTTGTAAATGTTAATCCCTTATCTGTTTGTACACCAGCTGTAAAAGATCCTGTATCTTTGTTAAAAGTACCAAGACCTTGTGATGCTAAATATTTATTTCTAGCTTGTGAATATTTGCTACCATACATTTGATCTCCACCAGTATTAGTAGCAAAAATTGCATTATTAGTTTGTGTAATACCTAATTCACTTCTAGCAGATTCATCAGCTTTTCTTCCAGCTCTTTTTATTTTAGCATTTTCATTAATTGCTTTTGGTGTACCTCCAGTAGAAGATGCCATTCCTCCTGATGCTGAAGTATTAGACCCCATTATTTATCACCTTTTTTTTCAACAGCATATTCAGCTACTGTTTCCATATTTGTAACTAATCCTTGATTAGTATAAATAATAGGAAAATTTTTCTTTACTATACTTTTTACACCTAAATCTGTTTTTAATATTGAACTAATTTCTTGCATTTTCTTTTTTTCTTCGTCAGAAAGTAATTTTTTATTGATTATACTTTGATCTAACATATTAAACATCATTGTAGCATTCTTTACTAATAATGCTTTTGCTTCAGGACTTAAATCTTTATCTGTAGATATATTAAAATTTCCAATAGAAATCATATTTTTACCCTTTGTAAATTTTCTATCTTTAATTCTTTTACCACTAGGTAACATTGTTGTATCAACTTTCATCTAAGTTTGTTCCCCATCTGTATAAAAACCTTGACCACCAGCTCTACTGAATAAACTTCTTTGACCAATAACACCTTTAGCAAATCTTTCTTTAAATCTTTTTTCTTTAGCTTCTAATTCTTTCTTTTTTTCTTCTTCTCTTTCTCTTTCTTCTTTTAGCTTTTTTTCTAGCTCTGGATCTGGTTTGTATTTTGGTGTTCTAAAAATGCCCATTTGGTGCTTCCATTCTTTATTAAGTATTTATATAACTGAAAAGGTGTAATAATCAATCTATTTATTCCAATTAATCTCATAACTATAGTTACGCAACTATGTTCTCTTAACCATGCAGCTTGGAATAATCTCCATTTATGTTTAAATCTTTTAGTTTTTAAAAATACTCCATTGTTAGCTAGTATAAATCCAAATACTTTATCTACTTCTGATCCTTGTAATAAAGATATATCAATCCTTTTATGTATATGTTCTATAATTACCCATACATTTTTTTGTGTATCAAAGTAACAAGCTCCACAATGAGCCATTCCTTTTTTTCTAAAGATATGATACCATTCCTCATTAGGTGGATCGTAAAAAAAAACTACCCATTCTTTCGGTAAATATCCCATTTTCCCCTTTTGTTTACAGCATTTCTATTATATAGATCCCAACTTTTGTAAACATTTGTAACACCTTGTTTTTGTGATCCTACAGTCAATGATCTTCCTTCTCCAGCTCCTAACATAAGATATTGTAGTGCGTCATGGACATGAGAAAACTTATTCTTATTTGGTCTATCTTCATATCTTTCGCCAGATGTTTGTATTCTTCTATAATGATACCCACCTAAAAAACCTTTTCTTAACTGATTACAGGATGGCGATAGTAAAAATCCAGCTTTACCATCAACCATCCTGTTCAATGCAGATTCTACTGATTCGATTCGTAGAGCTACATCATTTGATGGTGCTGGAAAGGCTTGTATACCTTGCTGTCTAAGTATCTGAAAAGGAGTAGTTTCATCTGTCTGCGCCCTAAAATCACCAGCTGGATCACCAAATATTTTTAAATCTTTATCTGCACAGTATTTAATTATCTCATACTTTAGCATCTCACTAAACTTAACTGTACCAATATCAAAACAAACTAACTCATGGTTTATAATCCATCTACCATCAGGAAGTTTCTGTCCAAATACAGCAGAAGGTGTTAGTCCAAAGTCTAACCCTATATATACTGTAGTATCTGCAAACTCTATATTCTCACTAGCTAAATGTGTATCTTCTCTAAATGAACCATAGACTAACTTTCCATCCTCTATAGTTCCTAATCTATTTAAAACATAAACATCTATCCATGACTTTGATTTACCTCTAATAATATTACTATAATACTCAGGAGTAACATTCTTAATGTTTTCTGCTGTTGTATTTAGTTCATAACCTTTAATTTTATCATCTTCTTTTTTTTCTATCATGCCTGGAGGTTGTACAAAAAATTTCCAGTTGTCAGGCTTAACTAACATTAATGAATCTTCTTGGTTCATATGATCTGGCACTGGTACTTCACCAGACATTATGGACCACCAATGATCTTCATCTGGTGCGTTTGTATCTGCTATAACACCATACCATGTAGGTCCACCATCTTTCATAGATGGAAATCTACCTACACGCATAGTACAAGCATCTACAATAGTCTTAGGAATCTCTCTAGCTTCATTAATCCATACTCCTGTTAGTTCTAATGATAGTAGTTTCTTAACATCTTCTGGTCTATCTAATGCTAAGAATATAACTTCTAACTCAATATCATTAATTTTTATATGATGTGTAAAGGGAACTGAGTAAGTAAAGTTACCAAATAAATTTTCTGGAAACCAATCTAACCATGTTTTCATGGTAGTAGTTTTTAACTGAGGGTTTGTGTTTCTGATTACTGCCCATCTAGATTTTCTCTTACCATCAGGAGATGGTTGTTGTTTGGCAGCTCTTCTAAATATTTCTATACAACAAGATACTGATTTGCCAGATCCTACTGGACCTCGGACACCTCTAAAGAAGCTATCATCCTTCATAAAGGTTTTAATAACTTCTCCAGGTGCTTTGTAATTTAATCCACTCACACAGTATTGGAATCAGTACCAGCTTTAATTAACTTGTAAATAGTATCTGGTAGTAACGATTCAATAAACATATCTGCTTCTTTATCTGTAATAAATTCTTTAGGATAATGAGAGAAATGTACCTTCTTAACTATTTTTCTTAACTTCATTCTGTCTTGAAAAGATATAAGATCTTGTGCGTATTGTTGTGTCATGCAGACTGTACTATTGCAATTACTATAATAACAGCTACTGCAACTACTAAAGTCTTACCTTTTTTATTAAGGTTATTCCAACGATCTAGTAATTTATTATACATAACTAACTCCTTACTTTTTCTTTTTACTTGCCATAATTTTTTTCTTTAAAGCTGGTGGTAGACTTTTCTGTTTACCTTTTAGCTTCTTAGACCCACTGGCTTTTTTCATTCCATACATTATTTTATACTCCTATATGCTCTTGTTTTTGCTGCAATAGATTTAGGTTGTTTAACAAACTGCTTACCTTTTCTAGTGCCTTTTCTCTTAGCTCTAGTAGTAGACGCATACTCAGAAGCTGTCAATGACTTGATTGCTGCTTCTGGTAAGTATCTTTCCCCAGTTTTTGCACTGGGTTTCCCTGACTTGGTTCTCCATTTCTGTTTAGACCAAGCCTTCAGACTACGTTGAGATTTAGCTAGAGCCATTATGCCTTGGCTTTTTTCTTAGAACTAGCACTTAAATCTTTAAAATGTACTACAGGCTTACTGCCAGAACCATGTGTCTTACCACTGTGTAATGATCCATTAGGCATCTTGTGTGTAGCTCCTTTGTACTCTGTACCATTCTTAAAGTAATGTTTTGTTTTTCCCATTATTTATAACCTCCTCCAGCTTTCTTATAAGCAACTGCTAACATTTGTGCTTTCCTCGCACTCCACTGTCCAGCATTACCACCTTTTGTTCCTGATTTTATTCTTTGAAAGATTCTCTTTCTCATTGTGGGTTTAGTATAGTTCCCAGCTTTATTAACTGTACTCACCACTTTACCTTATTCGCCCAGTATGCAGCTGACATATTACCTTTCGCTATATTCTTGGCGTGTCTTGCCTTAAAAGACTTTGCTCTCTTTGTCATAGTTCTATCTCCTGTCTTTCCTTGTTGTCCAAACCTAATAGTCTTAACTTTATCTCCAGACTTAGCTACCACTATGTGTGATTTAGTCTTATGTCCAGGAGTTCTTTTAGGTTTATTAAAACCACTTACTCCAGCTCTCTTTATTCGAGGATCTGCCATGATCGAACCTTACTATAATAAATATTTTTTTGAAGTGCTTTTTTCAACTATATTGTTTGTATAGGACCTTTTCCTCTTATGTCTTTGCATATTTCAAACCCCCGTATCCTAATCTAAGTCTATGTTGATAGAGATGTTTCCTGCGACCTGGTGTTGTACCTTATCAGGAGCTCTCATCCCTATCCTATCTAGGAGATCCTTACTAGCTTCCAGTCTAACATACTCGCTCTTCCCATTTTGTATTAAGTGTAGAAGAGTAGAGGATGCGTGGACTGATCCTAGTCCTAACTTGTTGGACACTTCTTGTTGTAGGTACGCTTGTACCTTTGGCAATCGTAGTGTCCTACTAGCTACTACTCTACCACTTTCTCCCTTAGAATAACCAGCCTTCTGAGAGGCTTCGGTTATGGTACATCCTGTTGCTACGAGGGTATCAACTAAAGCTCTTTGTTTGTACGTCAAACCATCTTTCTTTGATAATTGTGTTCTTGCCATTACGATAGATGTAAACATGAACGTAACCATGTCAAGCACTAAATTGTAAACGTTTGTATCAACGATACTCGTTTGCATCTCTGATGAGAGGGATGTGTTCCCCTTCCCTCTCAAACTCTCCCTTTCACCTTTAGTTTCGAGGTGTATCAGACAGTCAGTCCACAGGACTGGCACTTCTCGATCCTTCTTATCTTGACTGCCAAGCAGTCAGCTTACGCCTGTATGATCTTCAGTGCATCTCTCTCTCTTGATTCTCAATTATATCATAGTAGTCCTAGCAATCTTTCGCTGCGATAAGTATCGCTGAACCACGAAAGATCGTCATCTTGACGACAGTCTAAGTAGACTGCGATCAATATGATAAGCTCGTTCCTCGCAAACAAGGACTAAAGACTATGCTTTAATCAAGAATCAAGAAAGGAGATTATACTATGGAAAATCTTGATACAAAAACTTGTTGGATTCTACTGAATAATATGAAGTGGAAGAAACAAGATGCACTATCTAAATGTTATGATTCTGATGAAACTTGGGATTATTACAAAGGATGGCATGACGCCATAGAGGAACTGCAAGAGCAGATATTAAAAGGAAAAGGAGATCAAAATGACTGATTGGAATGATATCAAATTTCTAGAATTACTAGATAAAGCTAGAAAAGCTGATGAAGAAGGTAAGCCAGATGAGGCTAAGTTGTTCAGAGAGTATGCACAGATAGTAAATACTACAGATGAGTTTGATGAAAATATGGAGGTATTAGATGAACAAAGCACCTACTAAACTAACTACTGATGATGCTACTATTGGTAGTATACACTACCATCAATCACAGGATTGGGCATCTTGGATTGGTTCTCTTGTTGATGAAAACTGTGAAATAGATCGTGTCTATTCAGATCTATTACTGTGGCAGATATCCAACAGTACTCACAAGAGTATACAGTCATTCAGGAAGAATGCACAGTATTACAAAGATGCGTATGAGCAGACATTTGTAAATGAAAGACAAGCACCAGATGGCACAGAAATCAGTACTATCAACGCTGACAATCTACTATCACAGGGTAAGACTTGGAAAGCATTGGAGGACAAGTACACAGCTATACACAATGCATGTGCTGAACTGTACAAACAACTGTATCAAATGGAATGGCATCAGAGGAAGGTGGCAAAGCCATCAAAAGGTCAAATGAGGACTATATCTCAGATGACACCAGATGAAATTGCAGAGGCAAAAAGAATATCCAAGGAAGCCTTTGGGTACTAAAGCTGGTACAAACTGGAGTGGTGGGTATATCCCACCATTCCTACTAAAAAAAATTCGGATTAAAGTAGCTAATACCGAATGCTTTTGATATTATAGGTTACGGAAGGAGTTATATTATGCGTAGCATGTCTATACTATTTAGATACTTTGACAAGTTTTTCGAGTATCTACTAAAAACAATAATGACTACCAAGTTCAGAAATAATGCTGAATATCTAGGTACGTTTGTATTATTTTATATTGGTCTTGGTGGAGGACTTATTGCTTTCAGTTTGTTCTTCGGTATCAATCCTACATTGATTATGTCAGTTGTAGCAGCACCTATATGGGTTGGTCTAGTATTCTTATGTAATAGGATTACAAAGATTGCAATTACATTAAAGGACATACCAGAACCAGATATTAAGAAAACTAAATCAAGGAGAAAGTAATGACAAAATTACCAGAACCAGCAGATAGCTTCACACAAGATGAACTAGATAGGTTTGATGTTATCTACTTAAAATACTATGAACATTACAATACTTATGGAGAACTAGAGGATTCATGTGTAAAGCATATGCTTCAAGATGGAGTAAAGCTAATCTATACACAAGAGATCAAAGAGATGGTTAGAGAAAGGTTTGAAGATGAAAACTACATACCAGAACCATACAAAGAATAAATGTATCAGATGTCTAGGACTTGGATTAATAATGGATTGGAATAATCCAGAAAGTTCAGACACATGTGATATGTGTAATGGTACAGGAGGTGCTAATGAATACCGAAGGATTAAAGATTTTAAAAGCAAGATTGTGGGATCAAAGAAATATACTAAGAGATTCTATTAAACATCAAGATTCACTTGCAGCACTTAATGAGTTAGATGAATTATATCTAATAGAGAATGAAGTATTAGAACAGTTTGAATCATTAAGAGATAAACTAACTAAGGACATCAAGACTGTAGAAGATTGGCTTAAACAGTTAGATGAGTTTCGATTTGAAACAAGGGGGTAATAATGAAAAGCATAAGACCAGGACATTACCAAGCAACTATATCTTATGGTCAAGATCAAGTGATCGTTGTTAATATTGTAAAGATAAAGTCTAACTTTAAACACAGTATTACTAAATGGAGATTGACTGTTGATGATAGTGTACTAGGTCCACAACATAGAACTGATTGGGATACCAAGCAAATGGCTATGAGTAAAGGCAGAAAAGAAGTTGAGAACATTATGTTCAAGGCTTTAGAAATAAGGATTATCAAGGGTTTTCAGTTACCTAAAGATTATTATGGAAAGGAAAAACTACATGAAGTGTAATGCAGAAATGTTTAAAGATCTAATGTGTAAAGTAAATAGGATATCACCTAATGCAAATATTAAGTTTGCATCTAGAGTATATCATGGAACATCAGAAGAGGGAGAGTTCAAGAAACATGAGTTCAAAAAGATATCAAGTATTCTTATTGAGTTTGAAGGAACTACTTACTCAGATAGAGATGAGATAATTATAACAGTTGAATAGTATGGAAAAATATAGAGTTGTATTATCTTGGAATGTGCAAAAAACTTATTTTGTTCAAGCAAGAAATGAAGAAGAAGCAAATGATAAAGCAAGAAGTGGTGAAGGACTTGATGAGGATTATTCTTCATATGAGTTTGAAGATTATATTGAAACAGTAAAGGAGGATTAATAATGCTACCAACAGAACTAGAGTTTCCTGTACGTCAGGAAGATGTATACAATCAACACGGATCTAAGATTGATGGATACAAACAATTAGTACACGATACAAACAACCAGTTGATTGCTGTACACAAAGATACATACAGAGTTATTACTCACAATGATGCATATGAAATGTCATATGAGTTCTTACAAAATAACTTTAACACTATGGGTATGAAAGAAGAACACAGACATTCTAACAATGGTGCAGTAATGGCTACTAGATTTACACTACCAGAATATGTAATACCATTTAGGGATACACAGATATCTTTAGAAGCTGTTATGTGGAACAGCTACAATGGTATGAGATCATTCAAGTTTGATTTAGGTTTCTATCTATGGTTATGTATGAATGGTTTAAGAAATCCTTTATGGGATTTATCTTTATCTTCACAACACAAAGGTACTAGAGATATCAAACTACAAATACCTAATCAGTATGATGCAATCGATAGACTTAAGACTGTTAAGAACAGTATGGAGAACTGGATTGCAGAAGATGTAAACTATGGTGAGTTCAGTTATGAAGTAGATAAGCTATGCTTACAACCTACAAGGACTGATAAAAGCCATGTAAATCAACAACATAAGAGATACATACAAGATCAGTATGATCAGAACTATGCTAAAGAATTTGGTGAAAACAAGTTTAGTGCATACCAAGCTATCACACATTGGAGTACACACTACCCAAGTGATTCAGTTAATACTAGATATGATCGTGAAAGAAAGGTTGCAAACTGTCGGTGGTTTCACTAAAACAAAATAGAGGGCAATCGATCTTCATGGTATATGATCTCCTTCCTCCGCATGGTTGCCCTCAACAAACAGATATTATGGGAAAAAAAAGAGGTGTCGTACCACAACATATGTTAGTATTAGAAAGATGTATTGTCTGTAAAAAGAAATGGACTAAAGCTATGATGGTAGACTACAGAGAATACACATGTATTAAATGTTACAACAGGAGGAGTAATGAAAAAAATAAACCCCATTGATCCAGGCTATTACATTGGACCAGCGATTCAAGTTATAGATGTTATAGAACAATTTAAACTGAATCATCACGAAGCAAACATTATTAAATATGTAATAAGAAATAGACACAAGTATCCTGATAAACCAACACAAGATCTAAAGAAAGCTCGTTGGTATATAGATAGACTAATAAATCAGTATGACAGCAAATGATTTAGTTAAAGGATTTGTAAGAAATAAAAGACTAAAGAAAAAAACAGTCAAATATAATCTTTCAGATCCAGTACAAAGAAAGAGATGGTGGATAAAAAAAGTATGCTATTTAGCTAGAGTTTGGTTTGATCGTGAGATAGAATACAAACTAAGAGTAGGTTTAATAGACGGAGATCCATCTGCTAAGAGATTAGCTGATGCACTATGGAAGAAAAAAACTGACATTGAAAACATTGTAGAGAGGAAGGTCAATGAATATACAGAATCAAAAGAGCGTTATAGACAGAAACTCAGGAATCGGAGGGAGTGATGCTACTTATCTAGCAGCTGGTAAGTGGAAAGAACTATATGAAATAAAAAAAGGTATATCAGAACAAGAAGATTTATCTTTTATATTACCAGTACAGCTTGGTATTTATACTGAATCATTCAATCGTGAATGGTTTACAGCACATACCGATTTCCCAGTTCAAGAAATAGATCATACATTAGTACACAAAGACTATCCGTTTATGTTAGCTAATGTAGATGGTTTTGTTTTGAATCAAGATCTCAAGACTATGGGTATCTTTGAAGCTAAACATACAAACATGATGACTAAAGATGATACAATACTTGAAAAATATTATGCTCAAGTACAGCATTACATGATGGTAGCTAACAAAACTAAAGCATGGTTATCAGTAATATTTGGTAATGTAAGATGGAAAGCATTTATTGTTTCACAAGACAAAAAATTTCAGAGGAAGTTGCTGAATGCAGAACATCAGTTCTGGACATTACATGTGGAGAAGGATGTTGCTCCAGATGACTATGTTGATTTTCAATCTATTGAGGAGGTAATATAAATGGATGACAATACTAAAACTCAAAATCTTAATATATGGGATAAAGCTAAAGAAACTGATCCGAGGTTTACTAAAAAAGTATCCTTTGGAGCTAGGAGTTTTACTTCTATTGATGCTCACTATCAAATCAGACGAGCTACAGAGATCTTCGGACCAGTTGGTACTGGTTGGGGGTATAGTGTCAAGTATGATACTCTAACACATGACAACAAAGCATTTCAATTTGCTGATGTAGTTATATGGGTTGGTACACCAAATATGGAATACGGACCAGTAAGAGGTTGTAACTTATTAGTAGATGGTAAAGGTAGGGTAGATGATGATGCACCTAAGAAAGCATTGACTGATGCACTAACAAAAGCACTATCACATTTAGGATTCAATGCTGATGTATTCATGGGTATGTTTGATTCAAACAAATATGTGAAACAGCTTGAAGAAAAATACAAAGGTAATGTAGATAAATCAAAAGTACAGGAGGTACTAACTAATGATAAATAAAGTAATACTTGTAGGTAGAACTGGTACAGATCCAGAAATCAAAACACTTAAAAGTGGTACATTGATGGCTACAATGTCTGTAGCTACTACTGAAAAAGTAAGAGATAAAGATACACAACAAATGAAAGACAAAACTACTTGGCATAAAGTAGTTACATTTGATCCTAATCTTTCTAAGACTATTAAAGACTATGTAACTAAAGGTACTTTATTATACCTTGAAGGTCAGATAGATGTATCACAGTATACAGATAGTAGTGGTAACAAGAAATATAATACATCAATTCTAATACCTAGATACTCTGGTATTATGAAGATGTTAGGTGGTAAGCAAGATAAATCTATTGAATCTGTCAATAAAGATGCACTACCTGATGATGATATTCCAGATATCCCATTTTAAATAATGGGGTATACAAATTATTGGACACATACAAATGATTTTACTGATAAAGAATGGTTAAAAGTTTTAGAAGAATATAGTTATATTACAGATATTTTAGAAGCCTATATTATAGAATCTACTATTATAGAATCTACTTATATAGACCATGATAATGTTATTATCTTTAATGGTTTATCTAAACATGATTTAGACCATGAAACATTTGTTATTAATAAATACAAGAAAGATAATGAACTCACTTTCTGCAAAACTGCTCGTAAACCATATGATATAGCAGTATGGCATATGTTATATTTTATACATAAAGAAACAAATGCTTTTAGTGAGATCAGTAGAGATAGGTAAGTTTCCATATGGAACTGTGTAGGAAAGACATAAGGTAGTGAGCGTAAAGCATTGAGCCAGAGGTTATATGTAAGGCAAAAGCTGGTGGCTACACGCCTACACAGAAAGTTTGGGCGTTGAATC